ACTACAGTGTCGCCATCATTAACACGTAGTATTTTGGCATCATATGTAACACCATTAGGCGCTTTTTGTGCCATGGCCATTAGGGGTAAAAAGAATAGGGCTAGAAGTAATTTTTTCATAGTAATATTTATTAAAAACTGTTATTGAACCATCCAACTTTCCGCCCCTCTGCAATACGGCGATCATGCTCTTCTGGTGTGCTTGGATAACGCCACGCCCATACAGCCACACAAAGCATAAAGATCGCAGTATATATTATGCCGCGAATGGGTACTCCTCCTGTGTACATAAGTACTAGGCTCAACGTCATACTGGCCAACATAAAGAATTTAAGTTTGAGAGGGAACACACGTTTAGTATTCCAATCTGTAAGGAACTTGCCAAATATACGATGATTCATAATCCAAGCATGTAAGCGTGGACTGGATCTAGCAAAGCAATAGGCAGCACCTACTACGAATGGGCTATAAGGTAAGCCAGGAGTAATAACTCCTATATAGGCCATGCCTAAACTTATAAATCCTAAACACAACCATAAATATTTTTTCATAACCTTCCCCAACTATTTTGGCTCTTGCGTGCCTGTAGATCAAAGCCATTAGAGCATAAAGTTTTTTGGCACATTATAGGATCTTCTGGCCATTTAATAGTATCTGTGAATACATTGCCTAATTCACCACCTTGTTCACACCAACCTCTATAGGCATTACCAAATCTATCTATAACCAATTGATCAACACCTGCCCAACACATATGCCCTCTATATTCATTTAATCTATGTATCCGTTTGTACTCGATTTGTTCTGGTATTTGGCTTTCTTCTACTTTCTTATCAGCATAGAAATAATTTAATTGATCTTCACTATATTGGTAATAGTTATTGTTGCCCTTGGTAAAATTTTTATAGAGTAATTGTATTTCTGGACCATAACCTCTAGCGTGTAGCATATCCTTTACCTTCATAGTATCATCCCAATACTTAGGAGTAATTGGTAGTTTTATGTGTACACGAACATTATGTTCTTTTAGTGTTTCTAAGACAAAAAATAAATGTTCAACTTGTAGAAAATGTTGATGATAACTGATAGTGATCTGATCAAATAGTGTGGCATACTTATCCCACCAAAATTTTTCTCTACTGCCATTTGTTTCTAATATTATTTTTTTATTAGGGTCTTTTTTAATTTTATTAAGAGCCCAATCTAATCCTCTATAGGCAGTAGGCTCACCACCTAATAGACTAAGTTCTAGTGATTCAAAATTATTGTAGATATCCTCAAAGGCCTGTGCAAAGACCAGAGGATCAGGTAGATTGATACTGCCCGACTTTAATACGTCTGGGCAGTATTCACAGTTGAAATTGCAATGATTGGTAAAATTCCACTGTATTCTTATTGGTTGATGTAGTCCAGCCAACTGGGATGCCTTACATTGAATGGTATTGCTCTACGCTTATTTACCAATTCAAAGTATGCAGGTTTGTAGGGCTTGATCTTAGGCTTCATCCTAGTAGCATTACCTTTGGCTGCATTACAAGGTCCACAGGCTGTTACTGTATTTTCAAATACTGTACGACCTCCTTGGCTCACAGGCTTGACATGATCCAATGTACAGTCTTTCTTTTGTAGATTTTTACTACAATATTGGCAAGTATAATTGTCCCGTAAGAATACATTGCTCTTGCTGAATCGCACATAACTTTTTGGTTTAGTATATTCTCTTAGCATGATTATACTGGGTACAAAAGTTTCCCAGTTTATACTACGCACAATCCAATTTTCATGCCAACTTATTACATTGGCCTTATCTAAAACCATGTAGCGAATTGCCTCTTGCCAGTTTATAGTGCTAAGAGGAAGGTAGTTTAAAGGTTGTCCATCTGCATTGAGAACTAGTGTGTCCATATTTACTACTCAAAAATTATATTATACTACCGGTCCTACGTTTAGTCAAATATTGATTGGACGAAATCGTTGCTACTCTTTTCTAAACTTTGAAGCCACTGATCCTTAAGATCATGATGAAATACTAAATCCAAATCTGCTGTTGCAATTAACCAACTACTATTACGATCTCTTGGTGGTGCTCCATCATATTCTTCTTGTAGTTGCGTTGGACTCCATCCACATAATCCTAAGAATAGTCTAAAGTGTTTTGGTGCATCACCCTCACCTAGTCTAGGTAATAGATCATCACTGCTACTGATACTAAAGGTTTCGTTTATACGCATAGTATTAGTACATTCCCATTCGCTGCTATGTAGCATGGTAAGCGCCTTAATATTAACAGGGCCACCTACATAAATATGTCCAGGAATGTTTAGCCTGTCACCTATTTGTTCTGTAAAATCAGACACAGTGACACTACTTCTCTTGTTTAGTAGTAAACCCATACTACCATTAACGTGATCTTCTGTTACAAAAATCACACTCTTATACCAAAAGCCTTGTTTAACTTTGGGTGGTGCTATTAATAATTTTCCAGTAAAGTCCATAACATACTTATTAGGCCATATTAGAGCCTGACAAATTCCTATCTCCAGCTTGATACATGGTCACTTCTTCACGACGTCTTGACACTAAACCGCTTTGTCTCTGTCCACTAGCATTTACATATTGTAACATATACTTGGCTATTTCATCTTTACTACGTGTTCCATTAGCACTGACTTGATTAAGCCATCCTGGACCACCATTGAATACAAAACTTGTAAGTGCATTAAGTTGATTATCGTTAAAGTTATAATCATGTACACGATCAAATCTAACCACTATGTCATAAAATTGTTGTGCCTTTTGACGTAGTCTACGATCTGCTTCTGCTTGATCAATAGTTTCAAATTTATCTCTAGCCTTTGTACCATAACCAATACTATATTGTTTATGATCCCAAAAAGCCTTAGGACTAAAACCTTCCTTATCTTTTATAAAACTTATTAATTCATCACTAGGTTTACCAAATCCTGAAATAGTTCCAAATGCTCTTTCTCTTGTATCATTACCTATTCTGCTGTTTCTACCTTGTTGAATTTGATATCCACCTTGACTAGGTTTAACATCTGCTTCTGTACTCTTTTTAAATCTGATGTTTTTGTCTTTAACCATTTTGTTTAATAGTTGAATCATCTCATCATCAGCACTGCCATCAATGGTAAGTTTATTGTCTGTTTCAAATTTTTTAATTGCAGCCTTGGTCTCTGGGCCACTTATGCCATCTACTCCATGTTGAGGTAGATTATATCCTAATGCTACCAAGGCTTTTTGTAAGTCTGCCCACTCTGGACCACGACTACCTCTGGGTACCACTAATTCTGGGGTTCCTGATACAAACTCTTTAAGACGCATTATCCATTACCTTTCCATACAGGTAATGGACCGCCATAGTTTCCACCTTTGACCTTCTTGCCTTTTATACTCTTACGCTTTTTGTTTATGGTAAACTTCTTTTCTGTATCCCTTGCACGAAAGCCTTGGCTCTTACAACTGTTGAGTTGACTGATGCCTAGTTCGCTATCAGGCTTTGTGCTCTTACACAATTCTCTGCTGGCTTTACCTTCTTCCATTATAATTTCTGCTATTCTCATTCGCAATTCCAACGGCGTAGTGCCTTGTTAATTGGGCTATCTGGATCTCTTTTAGTCTTTGCACTGGCATGAGCCTTCTTCATACCGCCCATTCTAGCACAGAAACTACTACGACGTTTGGCACTTTTGCTACCTTTTTTAAGTTTACTAGGCTTGGTAGTTACTGCTGTTTTTAACTTACTGCCTGGATTTTCTCTACGATATGCCTTTACGGCCTTGCTGCTCATACCATCAGTATCGTCATGTTTATTGACCTTTTGCCAATCCTCATTTAGAATTTCGCAGATTTTCATACTGTTATTTATCGTAGTCCAACCATTCGTATACATTCAACCAACTGCGTTTACCTATGGTTTCTTTAAGGTGTTTTAGATCAGCCTGTGCATTATCTCTGTAAAATGGGCGTAGTTCAGCATCAATTTCGTTATATTCTACAGGTACACCCTCTTGTTCTGCTATATATTCTGCTAGATCCATGTAACTATGATTGAGTCCAGTTCCCACATTCCATATTCCACTGCCCTTTACAGTGTTAATAAAGTCCCATTGTAGTTTGACAACATCACCCACCCATACCCAATCACGCTTGATCTTATCTGCTCCTTGCCATACAGTGATCTTACCTTCCTTACGTGCCTGTTGCCTCCACTTATGTAGAGCATTAGGATCACTCTTAACATGCTGCCACTTTCCATATACGGTAAAATACCTAAAACCCTGTACGAAACTACTATGGCTACGACTAAAAGCGTATCTATCAAATAAGTATTTGCTCCAAGCATATGGGCTTTGGGGTTGGCAAGCAGCACCTTCCTCAAAGTTATTACCATTTCCATATACCTTATGTGTACTGGCATATTGAAGGTTCACTCCGTGATGTTGACATTCGTCCAATAACCAACAACTGAAGTCATAATTTTGAGTAAGTATTGTTTCTACATCTAGGCTATGTGTATCGGTTATGGCTCCTAAGTGTACGACCCAATCATAATGTCTAACTATTGGTCTGGTGGTCCCGTCCCATTCATAACCATCTATGACTACTCCTTCCTGTTTATTTAGGAAGGCACACATATTACGGCCTATAAAGCCAAGATGCCCGGTGACCAATACTCGCATTCTACACCTCCTTGGTGTTGACATTAACTCTAATATATAGTAGTATTTACAGCATGGATAAATATAAAGACTTTCCTGAACAGCCAAGGCGCATGACCGATGCCGAGGGTGAGGAATACTTCGGTCGAATAGTCACAGCCATTGAACACTTTAATCCCACAGTGATTGTAGGTGTGGCACGT